CATTCCGGTTTCACTGGCCTTTTGAGCTAAACGCAATTTAATCTGCACCATCTTGTACTTGCATTTCTATTTGGTTGTTGTGGAAGTGGATGGATACTACAAATAATATTGGTACAACAAATTATGAGTCGGGCATTTGTGCGCTGCTTTAACTGGAAAGGTTATCAAATGGATAGATTGGGAAGTATGTTTGGTGTTTTGATTGGAACACTCAGCTGCTATTTGCTTCCCGTTCAAACTTGGATAATTTAGCTTCCTTTACTTTTTTATGATACACATGAACGTATGAAGAGTCCCAAGTCCAACTAAAATTCTTCCAATTTGGAAATCTCAATATATCATCAAAACCCAGTAATTCAACAATTAAGTTACGTATGGCATGAAATACCAAAGTAGTCAGTGCATACTCGCGATTGCAAATATAACCTGAGTGAAAATCATCTTTGGCCCTATCAGAAAGTCGACGATAATAAACCATAATATCTGCCGGACAGGGTGTCCAATCTATATCCGGCGCTTTGTAGATATAAATATCTTCTAGATGATCTTTAACAAGGTTTTCTACTTTGGCCACGTTGAGTTTAACATAACTATTACCCATTCGCATATACTCTGGGTTATTCAACTTTTGTGTCAAATTATTGGACGGAGTTTGAATAAATTGCCAAGGTATTGTTTCGTCGCTAAGAATAGGTAAACATGCTTTCCAATACAGATCCCGCGCGGTATCCTTATTCGGAGTTATATTCTTCAATACAAACACATAAATAGCCAATTTTTCCATTCAAAAATCCAAAGATTTTATATTTAAATTTTTGAAAACACCAAGAGATAAAGTCTCTTGGAAGAGATAGACCGATATGTCCAAGGCAGATAAGTTTCGTAAAGGTAACTTCAGAGAACATGTGCTCACTAAATCTATGTGGGTAGGTGCCGATGTAGTCGAGCCTTACGAAGAATGGATTTGGGTTGAAGGCAAGATGGTCCTCATGCGGGCTAAATACAGCCATGGTGGATTGAAGGTTATTTGTGAGATTATCGAAAATGCCCTTGATCACTGGTATGAAGACCGGTCAGTTACCGAAATTCGAGTGTACTTTAAGCCTAATGGGGAAATAGGCGTATATAATAACGGTAGTGGATTTCCGCTCCGCCAGATTGATGGCGAGTATATTCCCAAGATAGCCGCTACACAAGAGTTTAGTGGTAGCAATTTGAGTAAGGACAAGGACCGAGTTGTTGGTGGTACTAATGGCTTGGGAATGAAGTTAGTAAACATCTTATCGGATTGGTTTGAGATTGAAACAGTTGATCCCACTCGCAAGTTATATTTCTATCAACGATTCGAAAAAAATCTTGAAATAATAAATCCTGAAGAAGTTCTTCCACTCAATGATAAATCATTGTCTAAAGATGAGAAAGCACCTCATACTCATATTGGATTTCTCCCATCATACTCCAAAAGCTTGGGTTATGAAGAATGGACTGATGAGCTATCCAACCATTTGCAACAAATGATATTGATGCGTTTGCGTCATTTGGCTTGTTATATTAACTGCTTCGGCGGCGGGTGTAAGGTCTACTTCAATGACCAACTTATTGAGTGTACGCTGCCACAATTGGTGGCTGCTTTTCCAATGAGTGACTTCACAGGAATAACCCTCAAAGGACCCAAAGGAGCATTTCCCTGGCATGTATATGTTGGAGCGACTGATTCCCTTGGTTGGCAAGATTATTCCATAGTAAACGGATTATTTGCCAAAGCCGGTGGTAGTCACATCAAGATCATCAAAGATGGTCTCAAGACCGGATTACGAGCCAAGATGGCCCCACTGCTAGACAAATATAAAGCCAAGTTTGCAAGTAAAGGTGCTGCAACATCGTTTTTAAACAAAGTTATTGAAGATCGTCTTATGGTAGTCTTTGTAGGACAAATTGGTGATCCCAAATGGGGTGGGCAGAATAAGCAAGAAATTGGTGCACTGCCCAAATCCTACAATAAACATTGGAATCCGGCTTTGATAGATCAAGTTTGGAAGTTCTTTGAGAATGAAGCCATTGATGCTATTATGGAAAAGGTTGGTAAAAAATCCACTCGCAAGCGCAAAGCTAAAATCGATAAGTATAAAAAAGCCAAAAAGGCTGGTGGTCGATATGGTCAGCGCTGTAAACTTATCATACCTGAAGGAGATGCAGCCCAATTACTTATAGAAGACGGCTTCTCTTCCAAAACATGTGTGATTACATCCGAATATTATGGGATCTTTAATATTAGTGGTGTCCCTATGAATGCCCGTAAGCACATAACTGTGAAGAAGAATCCCAAAACTGGCAAGTCTCAAGTTATTGTTGACAAACAGCTTAGCAATAATGAAACTTTGCAAGGACTTATGCAAGTGCTTAATTTAGATATTAACAAGACATATGCGACTGAGGCTGAACGTAAGACCCTTGATTATGGTGAGATTATTATTGCCACAGATCAGGATACAGATGGAATAGGTCAAATCTGTGGTATGATTATGAACTTCTTCGCCGTGTTCTGGCCGGAACTCCTAAAGCATGACTTTATCAAACGATGGGAGACTCCGGTTGTAAGAGCATTTAGCAAGAAGAAAGTCCGCGGGGCAACAGTAGTAAAAGACTTCTATTCTGAAGAGGACTTTGAAAAGTGGTTTTCTACCGAATCTCCAGATTCATGGGTAATTGAATATTACAAAGGATTGGCAGCTCACCAAGAAGCCGAGACCGTAAAGATGTTCGATGAATTCGAAGACCACTTGTTTGTGCACCCGTGGGATCCTAAAACCCACGAAATAATGGAAGTTATTTATGGAAAGATCACAGAACCTCGCAAAAAAGAACTAACTCAACCATTGATTGCGGCTCAACACTTTCCTGACAGGCGTATTCCCATTAGTTATCATCTACTACGCGAGACTAAAGCCCATCAGCTGAAAGTTATTGAACGTAAACTAGCTTCAGCAGTAGATGGTTTAATTCCTGTACAACGCAAGATAGTAACTGGAGCTCGCCGGAATCCTGAGAAGATGAAAGTCTTCCAGTTGGCCGGACGAATAGCCGATCAAATGCGATATCATCACGGCGATATGTCGCTGAACGGGGCTATTATTAAACTAGCCCAGAACTTCACAGGTGCTCGTAATCTACCACTATTGCTGCCGCTTGGTAAGTTTGGTAGTCGTAGTCGCGGAACCGCCAAGGCAGGTAGTCCTAGATATATTGCTACCAAAATCAACAAGTTACTGTTTGACGCTATCTATCCACCTGAGGACACATGGCTACTGCCTTATACCCTTGAGGATGGGATTCGATGTGAGCCAAATTACTATGCGCCAATAGTCCCTATGGCTATATTAGAAACCCAGACTACTACGGGTCCCGGTTGGAATATCCAAAGCTTTGCTAGAGATTTTACCAAAGTTCTGAGTAATGTACGTGCCATGATATCTGGCCGTGCTCCACAACCTATGGTTATGGATGTCTGGATTCCTCCTAAGTATGACATTAAGGGTAATGCTATACCTAATAGAATGACTGTGAAAATGGCCAAGACGTCTAAGGCGCGCAAAACACTGGATCCAATGTGTTTTGGATATTATGAGATGGATGAGGGTGATGATAATACAGTCTACATTACCGAACTGCCCCTCCGAACTTGGACCAAGCCTTATGTCAATAGTTTGATAGGAACTCGCAAGGACTTCAAAGGTAATGAACTTCCTCTTAAGAAGTATGTCAAGGATGCTGAGGCTGATATTTCCAAGACTGTCAACATAAAGGTTAAACTAGTACCCGGAAGTCTGAAGACTATTGAAAAGGAATATGGTGATGAGCATACTGATGCTTTGGAAGACTATTTGGAGCTGCGAACAAGCCTACGCCCATCTCTGAATATGTTCGGTGCGCATGGGAAAGTCGAACACTTTAAGAACTATGTTGAAGTGATGCGATATTGGTTTCCCATTCGTAAGCACTATTATGAGTTGAGACTGCAACGTCAGTTAGAACTACTGCGTTTGCGGATATTATATTTGGAGAATTTGATCCGGTATTGGGAGCTAACTAAGGCTGAAATTATCATTGTCGCCAAGGGGGATGATGAACCTATGATAATAAAGCAATTGGAGAAGAACAAGCTAGTGAAGTTTAATCGTCCATTATTGAATGAACCCAAGTACACTTCGATGGATAAGCTGAGGGAGATGATTTTAGGTTCGTCGGCTAACTACAATTACATCTTGGATTTGCGCCAAAGAGACATGTTGGTCAGCGCGCAAAAAGTCCGCAAGGAAGAGCTCAAGAAGCTTAAAGCACAACTGGCCACCATGGAGAAAATGACCTGGCAGAAACTCTGGCAAGATGAGCTGAATGCATTGGAAAAAATAGTAACCGAAGGCATCCGCACTAATTGGATGTTCAAGAATACTAGTTTCAGATGGTAACACGTACCATCTGGATATTTTTTAAACATCCGTCAGGTAATATAATCTGCATTATTCATAATTTCCTAAATTCATACTTCAATGCAATTTAAAAATCAATTTATACCATGTTATAATATAAGATGGATCGCGATAATAGAGAAGCCAAGCGTAAAATGCTCCGCCGCCGGGGGCTCCGGATCCCCGGAGATACCGGAACACCCTCTCTACCTCCAATGACCACCATAATTGCCGAAGATTCGTCTGAAATACTAGCCACGGAGTTCACTCTCAAAGGTGTAGCTAATATTTTGTCGAATTCATACTTGGGTCGCAAGCTCAATGGTAGTGAAGTATCCTCTTTGTGGAACTTCCTTAGCAAAACTATGCCTACCAAATACTATGGGTTGACATATGAACGCGCGCTACGAGATATAGCCAAAGATTTCCATTACTTCATGAAGAATCCCGGAGAGTTGCAATTGGGAGTCAACCGTAAGGCACCTCTGAGCATCAAAGGATGGCAAATGAAAGAAATCGGCCAGCTTACTGAGGATGAGCACCCATACAAATTTAATACTTTCTACGATGAGGTGGGTGAGACCGACCACATAGAAGAACTGCGCAAGGATCTGGAAACCCCAGGCTATTCTATTGATGGTGAAACGATTGCTCATTATTCCTCAGGTGTTGGGGCTAGTCCGGATCATGGACATTTGATACAAAATATTGCTCAGCTGGTTAAGTCTATCAATGCCACTAACAATTTGTTC